GTTGGATTTGATTTGCAACGAACATGGGCATATTATAACAGATTAAATGGCTGAGTCAAGGATTATTTGGTGGTTGTGCCATTTTTACCAAGATAGCTACAAACAAACCAACAGCCAGCAAGGAAACAAAAATTTCTATATCTTCAGGGACCATAACGCAGTATCAAATAGCTAGGTCAAAATATAAACACTAAATAGGTGGGTGTCAAGCACTTTGTGTTTTTTCTCCTGTCATTATTGTCTCCGTAAGTCGTTGAGTATCAACGACTTACGGGCGCGGCCCCCGCCCCTCGCCGTAACCCGTTGATTACCAACGGGTTACGGGAGTGATGACTGACTACCTACTACGAGTGACAAGCGTGTTGGCAATCGCTACTGGGATTGCTACGCAAAAGGGAACGACCGTGCTAAGTGTCAAGAAGAAAGGCTGCGGGTAGATTGCTTTGATGTAGCTCCAAGTCATGTCGGTGCCACCGAAGAAAACAAAGATCCCAAGGACACCCAACCAGATCAGTTGCATCATGATCATGGCTTGCAAGGTGTAGTTGATGAGGTAACGATAAAACAGTTTCATTTTTCTAGTGTGTCTTTGAATGTTTTGTCTATGAGGTCGTGTAGTTCTTCGGTGATTGTGTCTCGTTGTGATACTGAGTGGTAACTAGCCCATTCTGCTACAGCGAGAAAGAGTTGCTCTTTGCATTTCTTGATGTTGCGCTGACCGTGCATGGGGAGATCGTAGGAAACGGTTGGGGTGCTAGGTCTTCGCCACCCTTCTGGAAGAGGACACATGATTATCTTCCCTCCATTCCGTGTTGAAGAGAAAGCGCGATTTCTTCCTGCGCGTCAGGGATCATATCGAACTGGGCATCGACAGTTTCCTTGTTGTGCCTTTCGAGCGCGGAGTGAATCTGCAACTCTAGCTTCTGCAACTCCTCTTTGGTGTTGGAAGGGTTAAAGGTTCTGATCCCCATGATTGCGCCAAGGACGCTGGAGAGTTCGGAGCGGAGCCTATCGGTAGCTTCCCTTTCAGCAGAGATGTTTTTGTCTGTCATGCGGGTATTATATCAGGTGTGAGAGTGGGCGCAAGCCTTTTTTAATCTTTTTTATCGGACATTAAGCCAGCGGTTTTGCTTGCTGTATTCCCAAGCGGGAGAGCAATCGAAGGGATTGGCCTCTGCGACCATCTCATTGTAGAACTCAAAGTAGAGTTGGTGGGTAAGGTGCCTTTGGTAGATCATGCGAGTATTATATCAGATCACATCCCAAACGCAAGCCCTAAATGGCCTTTTTTATTGTTTTTTTTGCTTCGTAACTCACTTAGTATCAAGGAGTTACGGGCGCGGGGCAGGGCGTTCCCCGTAACTCGCTGACAGTAAACGAGTTACGGGGGTTGTTATGAGCAACAACTACCTACTAAAGCGAGCCTAACGGAAATTCTTCATCGGTTGAGATGGGCGGCTCGTCCACCATAGACAATTTGTAACTGGGAGACAGTCGAACTGCCACTTCCCCCGTGCTTTCTATGATGTAATCCTCATCGGGTTCCCAGATGTGTTGAATCGAAAGTGTCGAACCATCTAAAAGAGTCTCTTCGGACATATTACTAACCAACTCAGCAGCCTCCTCCCTTGTCTTGGCTTGGACCTTTGCCTTGTTGATTATGTGGTAAGAGACCTCGTAAGTTTTTTCACTCATAGTCTACTGGGATTTCAGTTGCTTTGATCTTAACTGGCTTGGGAGGCTCGCCATGTGCGACTTCATACATGGTTCTGAAAGGAGGCGCTGTTGCGTCATCTGGTGTCCGCACTACATCGAGATCCTCGAAACCTTCACCAACAAACTTGATGGGGAAACAAAGAGGGTAACCACCCAAGTCAGGCTCGATCATGTCAACCATGTAGAGCTTGCCATCTTTAACTGCC